TCCGTGGGCTCTCGCAAATCGACGACGGCACGCACACCGCGTCTGTCGTGTCGGCGGCTTCCGGCAACATTTCGCTGGCGACCCTCGACATCGATGACTACCTCAAGGCTCTCGCCAGCCTGCCCAGGTACGCCATCGGCACGTCCGCATGGTACATGCACCCGGCGGTGTATCACCAGAGCGTGCAGCGGATGATGCTCTCGAGCGGCACCGCTGGCTCTGGCACGATTGGTGCTCTGGCTGGTGGCAACACCGCCCAGAACCTTGCCCAGGGCACGCCCAACACGTTCCTTGGCCTGCCGGTCGTGTGGGTGCTCAAGATGACCTCGGCACCGACAACCGGCGCGATTGCGGCCTACGTCGGAGACATCTCGCTCTCGTCCATCATGGCGAACAAGGGCGACATGCAGATCGCCAGCTCGACCGACCGCTACTTTGAGGCTGACCAGACCGTGTGGCGGGTCACCTACCGATGTGACATTAACCACCACTCGCTGGGCACCACCAGCGAGGCTGGCCCGGTCGTCGCCCTCAAGCTCGCTTAATCCTGACACCCTTCCCTGGAGACTTTGAGACATGAACCACGCCTCTGGTAACAAGAGCGTCACGAAGGCTGCGGCAAGCGTTGCGGCTTCGGCCACGCACTCGCACGAGATCGACACGCTCGGCTTCAAGTATGCGGCCATCGACGTTGTGTTCTCGCCGTTCACGGCGGCCACTGCGGCGTATGCCAGCGTTCTGAAGGTGCAAGAGTCGGACGCCAGCGGCTCGGGCCAAGCGGACGTGTCTGGACTCTCGGTAACGGCTGGTGCCGGCAGCACGACCGGTGCGGTCGTCGGTGCCGTCGCTCGGTTTAACGTTGACCTGCGGGGCCGCAAGCGGTACCTGACGGTTGTGACGAGCCCTGGCAACACCGTTGCTATTGTGAGCAGTGCCCGCCTTGGCAAGGCCGAGCAGTATCCCGTGACGGCCACCGAGAGTGGCGTCAACAGCGTTGCCAGCCTCTGATTGCTTGACACTCGTGCGATAACGCCCACAGCGGGCGGCTGGGTTCGCCCCGGCCGCCCGTTTGGCGTTTACACAGGAGCACACCGTGAAAGTAAGTGTTGGCAACGTTGAGCACGACCTGAGAGTCGAGGCGGCATTCTCAATGCCCCGCCTGACGTTCTCGGACAACTTCTTTTGCGTCATGCAGTCGCTGCTGCCGCTCGGCATTCGTCCAACAAAGTTTGTCGGGGCATTCTGGGAGCAATGTTTGGATCGCGTCCTGCTTGAGATGCTCGACCGCACCGACTGGATTTTGGTCATTGACTACGACAGCGTCTTCGAGGCCGATACCGTCCAGCGGCTCATGACGGCTGCCATGGTGAGCGGCTACGACGCCGTCGCTCCGCTTCAAACAAAGCGAGACGAGGGCGTGCCTATGTTTACGCCAGAGGGCCACGACGGCACCATCGGCCTAGTGCAACTGCCCAATACGTGGTTTGAGGCTGTCGTGCAGCCGGTGAGTACGGCCCACTTCGGATGCACGCTGATCCGTAGCGAAGCCCTGAAACGAACGCCGACGCCGTGGTTCCTGGGTACGCCCCGCCCAGACGGGCATTGGGGCGACGCGCCCGAAGGTGAGCAGCCAAGAGTTGACCCAGATATTCACATGTGGCGGCAGTTCAAGTCGTGCGGCAACACGCTCGGCATCGCACCGCAGGTAGCCATCGGACACGCCGAGCTCAAGTTCACTTGGCCGGGCCGGGATCTGAAGCCTGTCTGGCAGTCACCGAGTGAGTATTGGTCTGCCGGCGGAAAACGTCCGCAGTCTGCATGGGGTTCAATCGAACATGGGGAGGCATCCAATGCCTGACGATCAAGTAACTCTGCGATTCCTTCGCCCGCACGGCGTGTACCGCAAAGGCGACACCATCACGTACCCACGTGGGCCGGCGAAGTCGCTGCTCATGGCTGGCATTGTCGAACTTATGCCAGAGGAGCGGCAGCTGCTTGAGGTTGCCATGGTTGAACGCCGAGACGTTGAGACGGCCGACGCACCGCGCCGCAGAGGGAGGAAGTCCAAGTGAGCTACCGCAGCCTCGTTCGTGCTACCGAGCCGGCCAACCCCGTAACGCTGGCAGAAGCGAAACTTCACCTGCGTATTGATTCGTCGGCCGAGGACGATCTGATCGGCACGCTCATCACAGCGGCGACACGCTGGGCAGAGGACTACACCGACAGGACGTTTTGCCACACCCAGTGGGAAATGCGTATCGATTCGTTCTACGGGCCTGTCGGAAGCCCGGTGCAGTTCGGCCTCAAAGCAGACGGCAACAACATTGAGGGCCGCCAGGGCACGGTGCCTAACCTTGATATCGAACTGCCACGGCCGCCAATGGTGCAGGCGGGGACGGCCACGGCTGTCGCAATCACCTACACCCCGGCCGCTGGGGCCTCTACGGCGACGCTAGACGCCGTTGAGTACCGGGTGGATAGGCAGGCCACTCCGGGCGTCTGTCGCCCGCTGTACGGCAAGACGTGGCCCACACACCTTGTGGATCAGAACAGCACCGTTGTGAGCTGGTACGCGGGCTACTCAGCAACCGGCACCAGCGTGCCAGCACCGGTGAAGTCGGCGATTCTCATGCTTGTGGCACACCTGTGGCGAAACCGTGAGATGGCGGCTGAGACGGCATTGAGCGAAGTCCCGATGGGAACAAAGGCCCTGCTCGACACCATCCGCTGGGGCTCCTACCGATGATTAACGCTGGCAACCTAACCAACCAAATCGTGATTGAGCAGGCGACCGAAACACGCAATTCCGTCGGCGAAGTCTCGCTGTCGTGGTCAACGTTCGCCACTGTGTGGGCGGACGTGCAGGCACTCTCAGGCCGTGAAGCTGAGCGGTATGGCCAGATCGTCGGATTCACTGGCCACAAGGTGACGATTCGCCAACTGCCGGGCGTCAAGCCGGCCATGCGGATTGTGTGGGAAGGAACCCGCACGCTCGAGATCGGGGCTATCAACGAGTACGAGCGGGGCTGGTACCTCGAGCTCATCTGCACAGAAAAGGCCGCCACATGAGCATTCCCGAAGCCCCAGAGGCGTTTCTGTTTCAGCGGCTGACCAGCCAGACGGCCGTGTCTCAATACATCGGCTCGCGGGTGTATCCGCTGATTGCCCCGCAGGGCACGCCGCTGCCGCTTGTCGTGTATCAGAGAACGGGCGTAGAGCGTCCACAGTCGCTGGCCGGCAATGTCGGCAACCCTTTGGTGACGCTGCAGCTGACCACCTACGGCACGTCCTATACCTCAGTGAAGTCCATTGCCCGTGCCGTACGCCTGGCCGTGGATGGCTGGACTGGCACGACGGCGGGCGTGACGATCCAGAGGAGCACGTTGCAGACTGAGGCTGACGGCGTAGACATGCCGGCCGATGACCAGATGCTGCCGTATTACTCAGTGGTGCAGTCTTTTGAGTTTAGGATCGACGAGGCGACGTAATGGCACAGTCCGTAGAGTTTCGACTGAATACGTCTCTTCAAGACGCCCGCTGGATGCGAGGAGAGGCGTTGTCGAAGACAATCAAGGTGCAACCGCAACTCGTACGTGCAGCCATTGGGAAGGCAATGCAGCCGGGGTTGGCTGCTCTCAGGTCAAACGTCAACGCCGCCAAGGTCAAGACGGGACGGCTGAGAAAGTCGCCGGGTATTGTGACCCGCAAATACGGCGGCGCAGGCCGGCTAATTATCGTTGGGCTCGTCGGGTATCGATCCGGCGTTGCTCCGCACTCAAAGTACCTTGAACTTGGCACGCCTCCCCGAAGCGATAGGGGAAAGGTGACGGCCAGGCGTTACGCTTGGCTGGCGTATTTCCACAACCGTGAGGCTATGCAGCAGATCGCCCGGACAGAGCTTGAAGGCATAGTGTCCCAGTCCATATCGGCCGTCCGCTAACTGCAAGGGTTGCCACGCCATCGCCTAGCCTGTGAGTAGGGCTTTGTCGCCCGTAACTCACTAGGAGAGGCCAGATGGCTACTGACTCGCAAGGCTCGACGTTCGTTTTCGCCAGCGCCACCTACACGGTCACCAGCGTTACCGTGACGCCCGGCGGCGACTTGCTTGACAACTCGCACCTCGGCTTGGCAAGCGGTGCAAATCGCACTTACCAGACCCCGGCGTTAAAAGACGACGAGATCAGCTGCGAGACGCTCGGAAATGCCGTGGTGACAATCGGTACCTCCGGCGTTTTGTCTTTTGCCAGCGTGACCTACACCGCGACAGTCTCTTCCTCGAGCGTGGCTTACAGCGTCGGCGAACTAATCAAGCAGTCGCTGACGTTCAAAGTCAAGTCGTAACGACGGGAGGCCGTCGTGGCGAATGTATCGCAGGGCGTTACCGTCACGTGGGGCAGCGTGACAATCCTTGAGGTGGTCAGCGTATCGGTTGATGGCGTGTCTGCTGACTCAGTCGAAGTCACGTCACGCACTAACGCGGACCGAGGAAAGGCCTATTCATTCGCTGACGTTGACCTGGGCACGGTGTCAGTGTCGGCACGCGGCGCGACAGGCATGACGACGACCAACGTGGGCTTGACGGCCACGCTAAGTATAAGCGGGCCCGGTCTGTCGTTCTCTTTTGCCAAGGCCATATTCCAGAACCTTGGCTGGAGCGGGTCCGTGGGCGAACTGCAGACCTACACCGCCACGTTTAAAATAGGAGTTTAGATGGGACTTACAAAAGATCAGATTCTTGCCGCTGACGACATGGGGATGCTTAAGCTCGCCGTTCCAGAGTGGGGCGGTGAGGTTTATATCCGCGTCATGAGCGTTGGAGAACGGGACGCTTACGAAAACGAGTGGATGAGAAAGAAGGAAATTGGCGTAGACGATTTCCGCACCAAATTCCTTGTGCGATGCCTTGTGGACGAGAAGGGCAACCGGCTATTCGACAACGGCGACGTTGCGAAGCTGGCGGCAAAATCCGCCAAGGTTGTCAATCGCGTCTGGCAGGCCGCCATGGAGCACAACAACCTTTCTGATGAGTCGATTGAGGAACTGGCAAAAAACTAAGAGCCCGGCCAGACCGGGCCTTCTTATTTCGTTTGGCGTTAGCGACTGGGTGGAGTTGGGAGTACGTCAACGCCATGCCGGTGACGTTGCTGCGGGAGTGGATGGCGTTTGACAGGTACCTTGAACCGTTTGGGAGAGAGTGGGAGCAGGCCGGAATGCTCGCGGCGTTGACCATAGCCCCGCACGTAAGAGGCAGGACACCAAAGCCGCAAGACTTCATGCCGATACATCGGCCGCCGATGACAGGTGCTGAGATCGCCGCAGAGCTTGGAAAACTAAAACCGCAACACAATGGCCAAGCTTGACCTAGCCTTTCAGTTGACTGCAAACGCTAGCGGCATGGCGGCTGGCGTAGCGCAGGCTGACCGCGAGCTCTCCAAGGTTGGGGCCAGTGCTAAGGCCACGTCTGCCGAGTTTCGCCAGGCGGCGAAGATCACGCAGGAATTGCGGACGCCTACCGAT